CCGCCGCGGTCTCGCCGCCCGCCATGGCGGCCAGGCCTCCGGCTGCGAAGGTCGAGAGCGTCGAGACGGCGGTCAGCGTGCCGGAGAGCGATTTCACGGCGCCCGCGACGGACGACGCCGCCTTCATGAGCACGAATCCGGCCGCGAGCGCCCGCACCGCCGGCGCGGCCTTCGCCGCGTTGTCCCTGAGCCATGACGCCGCGTCGGCGACTCCCTGGATCGCGGGATGCGCCGCGTCGAGCGCGCCCTTGAACGAGTCCGCCGCGTCGGCCGCGCCGTCGGCCCCCGGTTCGATGCCGAGCACCGCGCCAACGAGGCTTCCTACCGCGCCCATCACGTCGAGCGCCGCGCCGCCGAGGAGCGACACGTCGTCCGAAAGCGCCTGTATCGCGCCGTTGTCCTGGCATTTCGAGAGGAAGCCGGCGACCGAATCGCCGATGCCGTCGATTGCCTCTCCCGCCGAGGCCATGCCGCCGGTGAGGAGCGGCTTGAACGCGTCGAGGACCTTCGCGCCGGCCGTGACGGCCGATGCCTCCAGGTTGCCCATCGCGCCCTCGAATGTCGCCGTCGAGGTCGCCGCCTCCTTGGCGACGTCGGTCATGCCGAGCTGCATGATCGCCTGGTTGAATTCCTCGGCGGATATCTCGCCCTTCTCCATGGCGTCGCGGAAGTTGCCGGTGTACGCGCCGTTCGCCTTCATGGCCTCCTGGAGCTTGCCCGACGCGCCGGGGATGGCGTCGGCGAGCTGGTTCCAATTCTCGGTCGTGAGCTTTCCGGCGCCAGCCGTCTGAGTCATGACCATGCCGACGCTCTTGAAGGTCTCCGCGTTGCCGCCGGCCACTGCGTTGAGGTTGCCCGCGGCCTCGGCGAGCTGAGCGTAGTCGTCGACGCCGTTGGCGGCGAGCTGGGCCGTCGTGTTCCTGATGTCGCCCAGGTCGTAGACCGTATTGTCGGCGTACTCCTGCGTCGAGGCCGTGAGCGCGTCGATCGTCGAGGTGTCGACGCCGCCGAACCCGAGCGTGCTGGCGAATTTCTGCGCGGAGTCGGACGCGCTCGCCATCTCTCCGGAGAGCGACGAGAGCGCGGCCGTGATTTTCTGCGCGGCCGCCGAGGCGATGCCGCCCGCGATGCCCGCGATTGCGGCGCCCTTCGCGCTCAGCGCCGCGCCGGCCGCCGCCCCCATCTGCGCGCCGGCGGAGGTGCCTGCGCTCTTGAATTTCGAGACGATTCCTCCCGCCGCGCCGCCGGCCTTCCCGCCGAAGGCCTTCGAGAAGGCCGCGCCGCCGGACGTGCCGGCGCTGCCGAGCTGCTTGTTGAGCTTGCCGGCGAAGCCGTTCATGGTCGGCATGATCGTGACCGACGCGCTGCCGACGTTGACTGCCCCCATTTACGCACCTCCTTCGTGCATTCCGAGAATGCCGTCTATGTCTTCGCGCGCCGCGAGCGCGTTGTCGCGGTGCTGCTGCGCCTCCGCGCGCTCCGCGGGCGTCTTCAGCGGATGCGGCTTGTTGCGCCCGCGCTGGCCGTCCTTCGTCCTCTGCCATGCGATGACCTCGAGCGCGTGCACCGCCATCGCGAGCATGTACTCCCCCTCGCTCCACCGGAGCTCCGGCGTCTGGCGGCGCGCCGTGCGCGATTCGCGCGGCAGCGCGTACCAGAGCAGAGACCACCGCGAGCAGTCGTCGTCGGTCGGCTCGACCGGGAGGTCGATTCCGTAGTATTGGCGGAAGTCGGCGACCACGTCGGCGCGGTTGTCGAGCCAGTCGCGCGCGAAGGACGTCAGTTTTTTGCCGCCACCGCCTCGCCAATCGCGGCCGTGAAGGCCTGCCAGTCCTCGGCGGAGCATCCGAGCTCGTCGGGAAGGGCGCCGCCCTCGTCGGGGATGCGGCCGATGTACTCCACCACTCGCCCGCAGCAGATGAGGTTCATCGCCTCGTTCGCGGCGCGCGGGTCCTTGTCTCCGAGGTTGAGCGCCGTCTGCACCTTCAGCGAGGCGAACGCGGTCTTGTCGATGTCGAATTCCTGTCCGCGGAACTCGACCTTCGCGACTTCGTGCTTCTTCTTTTCCATTCTTTCCTCCATGCGAAAAAAGGCGGGGCGCTCGGCCCCGCCAAAAGCTGTTGCCCCTCTGCGGCTATGCGGTCGCCGTGGTCTCGGTCGACTCGAAGTAGTCGTAGCAGGTGTTGCCGTCCTCGTCGGTCAGGTATTTCATCGTCAGCGGTCGCTGGCAAAGCTCGGAGCTGGAGATGTTGAGGTCGTCGAGCTCCGCGGACTTGCCGGCGGGGATGACCTTGCGCCAGCGGCGGTTGTTCTTCAGCACGAGCTCCAAGACGTAGCTGAAGATGTCGTGCGAGTTCGAGTTGTGCTTGACCGTGATGACGCCGTTCGCGTCGGTCACGTTCTTCTCGCCGTACTGGCGCTTGAGCGTCTCGGCCTTGATCTCGGCGAGCGTGAACTGCGCGGACTCGACTCGGTTGGAGTTGGTCGAGTCCATGATGTCGCCGTTCATGTCGGGGATGTCGTCGGAGTCCTCGTCCACGGTCTCGACGTAGCCGTCCTCGCTGATGAAGCCGAGGCACTTGAATGCCGGGTCGAGGGGCGTCTTGATGTCGGTCGGGAGCGCCGTCCCCTCGGGCGCGGAGAAGATGTAGCCGCCCTTCACGCCCTTCGCGGAGCTGACGTTCGCCTGGTTGTTGCCATTGGCCTCTGCCATGCTGTTTCCTTTCTGCTATTCGCAGACCCATATCTGGATCTGCACGATGTACCGCGAGCGGCCCGTGTCCGGGTCGTTCTGGCGATAGAGATTCGTCACTTCCGGGTGAAAGAAATTCGCTTCCTCGTCGAGGTCGGCCACCGCAGCGGCCACCGATTCGGCGAGGGCGCGGGCCTTCTTGCGCTCCTTCTTCTTCGCCCAGCAGTCGACGGCGAGCCTGCACGGCTCGAACATCGAGCCTCCGCCGCCGATCTGCTCGACGCTGATGAACGAGTCGGGCATTTCCTTCGGCACCTCTAGGCACCCGGGCACTCCTGCGGCCTGCGCGAGCCTGCGCGCGACCGCCGCCTCAACGTCCATTCGCTACCCCCTCGCCGAATCGAGCGCGCGCGAGAGCGTCTTGCGCTTCGCCTCGCTGTAGCGCGCCTGGTCTGTCTTCGTGCGCACGACGCGCCCCCGCGCGAGGACGCCGTCGAAATCCTTCACCTCGTGCCCCTCGAAGTCGTAGCCGCCTTCCGAGAGCGCGGCGTCCGCGGCCGCCTTCACGGCCTGCGCCTTGCGCTCGACCATGGATTGCACGGGCGCGGAGTTCATGAGCGCGGCGTATCCCGCGCGGTCCGGCCTGAACCTACCCATCCGCCCTCGCCACCTCGACGGCCATGTTCCATGCGCCGGGCGTCGCCGCCTCGGTCGTGCGCATCGGGTCGCCGACCACGTCGAACGCCTCTCCGCGCACCTCGACCGAGCAGCCGCGAAGGTCGCCCCTGTACGTCTTCGGGAAATGCAGCGTGTAAGCGATTCGCGCGCCGTTGGGCCGCTCCGCCCCCAAGTCCGAGGTGGGGCCGGGGCACACCACGCAACGCACGGCCTCGCGCGACGGCCGCGAATCGATTGGCTCGCCGAGGTCGTCGAGCCTCGCGGAATCGCGGATTACCGCGACCTCCTCGTCCGGGATGAGATTAAGCACGGTCCGCCCCCGTCATCGCGTCGATGCTGCCGATTCGGCACCCGGCCAGCCCCAGCCGCTTCAGGTCGGCCTTGCCGACCCACAGTTCGGCGGTCGGGTTGGCGAAAGTCACGGACGCGTTGTAGCTGCCCGCGGTCTGGCTGTACTGCGACGCTCCGGCCAGGCCGAGCGGCACGTTCGCGGCCCGCGAGACGATGGAGCACGCCACGGCGCAGGCGGCGCGGTCGAATGCGCCGTGCTCGCCCCGCCTGTACTCGCCCCATCGCGACTCGTAGGCCGCGAGCAGCATGTCGCACGCGTCCGACAGGAGCGCGGAGACCTTGTCCCCGTCGCCGTCTGCAACCGCGCCATACCTCAGCTCGTAGTCCGCGAGGGTCGCGAATTCCTCGCTCACAGCTGCTCCAAAAGCTCGGCGAGCTGCGCCTTCGTCGCCTTCTTCGGCGCGAAGCCGCCCATCGATTCGATTTCGGCGCGCATCTCCGCCGCCGTCATCTCGTGGACGTCCTTCGCTTCCTTGGCCGCATCTTCGTCGGCTTCGTCAGCTTCGGCTTTCTCCGGCTCTTCCGGCTCGGGCTCGGCGGCCTGCTCGGCGGCGTCGACGTAGCCTGCGGCGGACAGCTCGGCGAAGCGCTCGGGGGTCAGTTCGACCTCGTCGCCGGTGCGGTGGATCTCGTACGTCTCGCGGTCTCGGTACGGGTATGTCACGGTTGCAATCATTTGCTCTCCTTTTACGCGGTTGCTGCGATGGTTCCCTTCACGACCATGTCGATGTACTCGGCGAAGAAGGTGATGCCGGTATACGCGACGGTGTCGTATGCGAGGCTCTTCAGCTCGCTGGAATGGTTGATGGCGATGTAGCCGGACTCGTCGGTGTAGAAGCCGAAGAGGTCGTCGCCCTCGGTGCTCGCGGTGTAGACCTTGACGTTGTTCTTCACGGTGGCGTAGATCGTGCCGGCGGCGACGGAGCCGGTGGACACGAGCGTGCCGAGGCCCGCCCAGTTCTCGATGTAGGAGATTCCGAAGGCGGAGAAGACCTCGGAGTCGGCGATCTGCTTCGCGAAGTCGACGGGGTTCACGAAGTAGATGACGTCGACGTCGCCGAAGGAGTAGTCCTCGACGAGGTTGTCGAGCGCGGCCCACGCGTTCGCGGCGGTGGCGACGAGGTTCTTGCCGGTGACGGCGGTGGTGCCTTCGCCGGCGAGCACGTTGACGAAGTCCTTCTTGATGCCGCGCTGGATGTCGGAGATCATCGCGGAGTCGGTCGCGTCGACGGCGGCCTCGTAGCCGCGCTTCTTGATCTCCTGCAAGGTGGTCTTCTTGCGGTAGGGCTTGATCGCGACCTCGTAGGTCGTCACGTCGGCCCAGGTGTACTTGGACTCCGGAATCTCCTGCCCCTCGACGTACTCGGTCTCGGAGAGCTTGCCGGTGATTTTCTTCTGGTGCAGCGTCTCGCCGACGTTCGCCTTGATGGGGTCGCAGGCGGAGAGCATCTTCGCGAGCTTGGCGATGGACTTGGTGAAGGTGTCGACGAGGTCGACGTTGCGTGCTGCTGCGAGGGTCTTGATGTCGGGCATTCTGGCCCCTTTCTCCCCTTACTTGAAGAGGTCGATGTTGGCCGCGATGGCGGCCATGCGTTCTTTCTTGTCCTCGATTCCGAGGATGTCCTTCTTGGAGGGCTTGCCTGGCTTCTGCTTCTGGCCGGCCTCGGGCGCGCGCGGCGCGCCGCCCTGCGGCTTCGCGATGGCCGCGATCGCCTCGGCCTGCTCGGTGAGCGACTCCTCGTCGGCGCCGCTCAGGGTCGCCACGATCGCGCGGTCGAGCCCGGTCGCCTTCGCCACGGAATCGACGAGCTTCGCGCGCGCCGTCGCCGCCTTGAGGTCGCCGTTCTCCTTCTCGAGCGCGGCGATGCGCTCCTCGATGGTCGGGTCGGGCTTCCCCTGGGACTGCTTCAGGGCGTTGAGCTGCTCGAGGTTGTCCTTAGAGCGCTTCTCCCATTTGCGGGACTCCTTGACGGCGTCCTCGTAGAGGGCCTTGTAGTCCTTGCCCCCGGAGCCGCCTTGGGCCTGTTGCGGGTCGGCCGCCGCCTGCTGCGGGTCTGCCTGCGCCTGCTGTCCTGCCGGGTCCTGGCCTGCGTTCTCCATGCTTTCCTCCTGTCCGGCGCCGTGCGGCGCCTCGTCTCGCCCCGTGCGGGGCATTTCCGTGTATGAAAAAAGCCACCCGTGCGGATGGCTTGAATCAACGAAGGCCCCGAAGGGCCTACGGCGATAGCTATTCGATTGTGTTGGGCGCGATTAGATACGCGATGTTGCCGCCTGGATGGCCGCAGAAAGCGCGACCTCGAATGCGTGTCCGGCAAAGTCCTTTGCCTTGCGCATTCGCGAATTCTCGCTCACGAAGATCGCCCCATCCATGGTGATCGCGGGATCAGACATGGCAGCCAGGCTCGGCGAGTCGATGACGACGCCCGAGAAGCCGTCGAAAGCGAAGCCCTCGACGTACCCTTTCGATTGAAGGCTTCTGACGACTGCGCCGAAATACGCCTCGTTGCACCCGACGAGCTGTCGCAGCGCTGCGATATCGGCCTTCTTGCCGTTCTTCATACATCGGTAGAGATACGAGAGAATCTTGAAGGCTAAAACTTCGAAATCATCTGATGCCATGCGTTCCTCCTTTGTAAAGCCCAACGGCCTTATCTGGAATCGTTGGTCGGGGCGGCGGGATTCGAACCCGCACGGACTTGCGCCCGCCAGCTTCTGAGGCTGGCGCGTCTGCCTGTTCCGCCACGCCCCGATGTGGTATGATTCGTGTCGAAAAGGGCCTTGTACCGCCGTAGCGGTATGAGCCCCTTTTTATTTCTGCGGGTTATACACGGCCTCTACCTCGCCTTCATGGTTGATCATCAAAGCGCTTGGCATCGAGTGCCGTCGCAAGCTGCTGGCGATCATGCCCCTGGCTTCTTCGTCGGAGATGTTTGGGTTCTCGCTGACGTCGATAACGATTTGCCTGTATCCCTGTTTCCACTTCGCCTTGCCGATGTGCTTGCTGATGGTGTTCTCGCTCTTTGCCGACTGCACGTTCTTTATCTCCAAGCCGGTATCCAGGTCGGGAAGCCCAACGATCTGCAAACGCCCTGTCTCCTCGTTCAAGACTTGAATCTCGTCATCAACGAAGACGGGGCGAAATCCATGCACGCATTGCTTTATTGCGTTTGCCTATATGCCGAGGCCTTCCCTGACCATGGCCAGCGCGACCATGGAGGCCGTCTGCCGCACGACGTCCAGCGTGGTGGACCCGACCGTGCCCGCGAGGGCCTTCTTGACCCTGCCCCAGACCTTCGGTTCCCTGATGGAGTCGAGGTAGTCCTGGCCGTCCCAAGTGATGCCGGCCACGGTTAGCTCGATCGTGTTGCCGTTCATGTCCCTGGCGCCCCGCGACACGTCGACAAGCCCGTGGTGGGCCATGAGCCTCACGTGGTACGCGACCGTCTCAATCGGCCAGCGCTCCGTCGCCATGTCGTCCGCGTCAACCTCGTCGGCGGCGTTCTCTACGTATATGAGGATTGAGCGAACGAGATCGAGGTCACGCTTCATTCGGTATACCTCCTATGATTGAGTGTGGTCGGGGCGGCGGGATTCGAACCCGCACGGACTTGCGCCCGCCAGCCTCTGAAACTGGCGCGTCTGCCTGTTCCGCCACGCCCCGATGCTGTGATACAATTACTTTGCACCCAGAGGGAGCCCAGGCGACCTGAGCCAGAGTAGCCCAATGGGTGCTTATTTTTTCAACTCCTCTATTCTCTTACCATTCGTAAGATAGATTCTCTCGATACAGGGGTCATCGAGCAATTGAGACAACGCCGCTTCGGCGGCATTGAACGTCATCGGGGATTCGCTGATGTCAACCATGAATACAGGCCCCTGTCTCGGTATCTTTTCAGTAATCCTTCGCTTCATTTTCTTAACGCTCGCGCTTTTAATCTGCTTCATATCGCACGTAACCCCTCCAACTTTGATATCGGAAGTGTTTCCGTCGGTTTTGATATGCTTAAAGTCGCAGCGAAATTCAATAGGCATCCCTAGTTGAGACAGCCAATAGGCCTCCATGGCCTCTTTTGGCATTGGGACAACGTAATCCTCGGTCTTTATTACGTTTGTTGGATTCAACGATGCGAGGTATTCGCCAATCGTAGCTCTATACATATCGACGCTGTCGTGATCGATCCATGCCCGAACTGCTGCAGTGGTATCTTTTTCGAAATCGCCCGAATACTGTATCAGCTCCCTCGATTGGCGTCGTGCGTTTTCAATACGCGTCCACCTTCGCAGTTCATCCTTTGGGTCATGTCCATCGACAAGAGTCGCCATAGGGTCCTTCTCAAAACTCGGGACCACCTTGCAGTCGCACCCGCGGTGAAAGTGCTTGAACTCGCCCGCGGACTTCCTCGTGTGGTAGACCGCGCCGCGGCTCGCCAGCATCAGGCAGAACGTGCAGGTCTCGAGGCCCGTCGGGACGCGGGCGAATCTCGCGCCCTTGTCCCTGTCGCGGCCGACGTTCGCGACGATCGTCTCGTTCAGGCTCCGGAAGGCGTCGTTCCTGGCGAACTCGCCGCACGCCTTCGCGAACTCGGCGTCTCCGCCCTTCGCGAGCTTCTTCGCCTGGTACCTCGCGACGGCATCGACCGACTCCGGCTTGTACGTCGTCATCGTTATGGCCTGATCGAGCGCGACGCCGCTCTTCTGCGCGCGGCGGTCGTACCACTCGGCGGCGAAGACGGCGGCGATGTCGTCGTATCCCTGGATGTACCCATCCATGATGAGCTTGGCGGCCTCGCGCTTCTCGGCCACGCTCGCCGAGGCGTTGGCGCGGCACCAGGCGAGCACGGACGACTCGACGTCGGACGCGGCCTTGTCGCCGATTCGCGCGACCGCGCGGTTGTACGCCGCGAACTCGGCCGAGCTAATCATCCGATGCCGCCGTCTTCGCCGGCTCTTGGGGAGCGCCGAAAATCTGGTCGAGCGCGGCGGAGCGCGTGACGTTGCTCCTTATCTCCGACATGACGTTCCTCACCTCGTCGTCGTCCAGGCCGTTCAGGCGCCAGAACGTCGGCGTGCCGGCGAAGCCGTCCACTGCGGACGCGAGCTTGATGGAGCTGTCGGTCTGCTGCGCGAGCGTCGGCATCGCGGGGTTGAGGAAGTTGACCGACACGTCGCAGGCCTCTTCGGCCTCGGCGTAGCTCTTCCCGAGCTCTGTCGCGACGGCCGCGATCGCCACGCGGGAAAGCGCGGCCTTCGCCTCCTTGATGAAGGTCTTGCATTTGAGGATGAGCGGCGAGTTCTCCAGATAGATGGCGTCGGCGCTGCTCGGGTTGTCCCCGACGATTCCGAATTGGCCGGCGTGGATGCCGGTCGCGGCGCTCATGCGCTTGCAGAGGTTCGAGAAATGCTCCGTCATGGGCTGCATGCTCGGCTGCGTGAGCTGGCCGAATTGGGGGATCTGCCCCTCGCTGTTCATCGAGACCTCGAAGATGGAGCCGATGAACGCGCTCCATTTCGTCTTGTCCTCGAAGGCGTCCCCGTCGGTGCCGAGCAGGTATTTCTGCGTCGACGCGGCGAAGGCGGCGGCGACCTCCTCGTTCACGCTCGCGCGCATGGCGCAGTCTATGAGCCAGCGCACCTCGGAGTTTATGCGCGACACGCCGAACGGGCGGTCGTCGTCCGGGTTGTACGGCATCACGAACATAGGCACGATGCCGAGGCCGTGCTCGACGTACTCGGCGGACCATCTGCCGTCCCCGTCGGCGCGGAGCCTGATGAGGCAGTCGTCGAGCATGACGTCGACCCAATCGGGCCGATTCGTCTTTCGGCCACGCTCCTTCGCGAACGAGACGACCCACATGCCAGCCGACAGGCATTCGCCGACATCGTCCCAAATGCCGGTGCAAAGCGTTGGAGGGTACGCCGATATGCGCGCGTGGCCCTCCTCGTCGGAAGTGACCACCCACATGCTGAAGCAGTATTTGAGCGCCGAGTTGACGGCCTTCCCGACGCGCGTCGGCATGAAGTTGCGGCGCGCGACCTGCTTCAGGAGCTTCTCCGCGTCGTGGTCCCCGGGGGACGTGAACCCGTCGAAAGACACGTGGTCTCGCATCACCTCGACGCATTTGTACCCCCAGCCGCAGGCCACTTCGAGCCCTTGCAGCGAATCGGGCACCGCGATGCCCAGATCCTTGAGCATGTTGCGGGCCTCGTAGTACTGCGAGCGGACGACGTTGCCGGAGTAGTGCGACTGCCAGTTGTTGAGCAGTTCGAGCACCGTCTCGCGGTGCTCCGCCGAAAGCCCTTCGGCCGAGGCGACGGCATAGGGGATTGAGATTGCCATCAGGTTACTCTCGCCTTCCTCTTCGGGTTTCTCTTGGATGTTGCGAGACCGAGCAGCGCGAGGCCCGCCGCCTCGATGGGCGTCGAGTTGTCGCCGCCGAAGCCCCATCCGCCGCCCTTGCCTATCTCGCGGCGGGTCGCCGTCGCGGCGGAGAGGTCGAGCGCGGGGCATTCGATGTGCGTTATCCCGCCGTCGCCGGCGGCTTCGAAAATGAGGTTCGCGGCGGTAATCGCCTGGTCGGTCGTCGGCCTTATGACGTAGCCTTTCGGCGTGCCGAGCTCTTGCAGCCTGTCGCAGAGCGAGCCGGCGCCGCTCTTGCCGTCCACGACGACGGAGCACGCCCGGTTCGCCCGCACGGCAAGCCAGTTGACGAGCCACTTCGTCCCGCGGGCGGTCGGCTCGCAGAACGGGAGCTCTATGTGGGCGACCGTACCGTCCGACGCGGCGACCGCGAGCGCGACCGAGCCGCCGTCGGAACTGAACTTCACGCCGTACGCGAGCTTCGAGAACCTGGCGGGCACCGCCTCGGGCGGGATGAGCGTCGAGCGCCACAGGCCTTCGCCGATGAGCGGGCTTTCCGTCTGCACGCTCGGCGGGAGCCAATAGCCGAGGTACTCCTGGGCGATGGCGAGGTCGTCGCCCTTCATTCCCATGACGCCGGTGCGCACGTCCTCGACCTCGACGAGGCCTTCCGCGAGAGACGGGTTCGCCAGGTACCACCGCGACTCGTCGAGCGGGTCGCCGACCTCGTCGACGCCGTATTCGAGCCAGCACATGTCGTCGCCCAGCTCGTCGCCCCACGCTTCCTCGCGAAGCTCCTTGAACCTGTCGGCGGCGCAGCCGGCTCGCGTCGGCGTGCCGACGTAGACGAGCTGCGAATTCTTGTGCGGCGCGTGCGTCGTGGTCGGGTTCAGGGTCTGCGCCTGCGATTTGGTCAGCAGCTGCGCCTCGTCGTAGATGATCACGTCGAAGCTGTAGCCGAGCGACGCGGAGTCGGTTCGCGTCGAGAAGCAGAGCACGCCGCCGTTGGCGAACTCGTAGCTCTCCTGCGCGGTCTTCGATTTCGCGTCGGAGACGCGCCTGTTTATCGCGCGGTGCGCGTCGGGGTCGCCCACGCGCTTTCCGAAAATCTTGCGGAACCGCGCGAGCATCTCGCAGGTCGTCGAATAGTTGTGGTCCGTCCAAAGGACGGAATAGCCCATTTCGAGCACGAGGAACGCGGCCCATATGATCGCGTCGTGCGACTTGCCCGCCTGGCGCGGCACCGACAGGCCGCATCGGCGGTGCACCCATTTGCCGCGGGAGTCCAGCCGCGACCAGTCGCGCAGCGGCGTCTCCTGCCAATCGCCGACTCCGTACCCGATGAGCTTCGCGAAGTCGACGACCTCGTCGAGGAGGTCGGCGCTGCCTCGCGGCGACGAGACGTGCCTACGGGGCAGGCATCTTCGCCGCGATTCTGGCCGCGATCGAGTCGAGGGCGCTGTCGACGGGGTCGCCTCCATTTCCGCCCTCCAATCTGTCTAGCTCCTCGATGGTCGCGCGGTACTCGCGGGACAGCCCCGCGACCGCCTGCGGCGGCGCGTCGTTGAGCGCGGCGCGCAGTATCCCGCGCAGCTCTGTGAGCCGCTCCGCGGTCGTCTCGGGCTGCCGCGCCGAGCCCGCGCCTGGGTAAGTTTTCTGGGTATCCTCCCCGCCCGGCCCGTCGGTCGACCAGACGCGCTGCACGGTCGACTTGGAGCATCCGGCGCGGCGCGCCGTTTCCGTCACTCCGAGCTGGGGAAACATCGCGACGATCGCCTTGCGCTCGGAGTCGCTCAGCTTCCTGACTTTTCCCATCGCGTGCGCCCCCTTCCTTCTGGAGCTGGGTAAGCTGGAACTTGGTGAGAAAAAAAGGCGCAATGCCCGCGGGCGCGCCCTATGACGGGTGGGAGGGGCATACCCCCAGGTCACCAGCGTCTGCTTGTTTTGCATCCGACGTCGCGGGGGCGCGGCCCCGCCGACGCCTTCATGTCGGCGACGCTCTTGTTGCCGCGCCGCTCGTTGCATATGCGATGCGCGGGCGCGACGTTCGCGGGGTCGATTACCGAGCCGCCCCGCGACGCCGGCCTTATCTCGTCGACCTCGAAGCTCATCGGATGGCCGGCCGGGAGCGAGTAGTCTATCGGCTGGCCGCAAAGCCAGCACGGCCTGCCCTGCGCCTTGAGCCAGGCGCGGACCTTGCGGCGCGCGTGGCCGTTCGCGTAGCGCGATTTCGTCGCCATCAGCGGGAGCTCTTCCGCTCCTTGGCGCGTGCCCGGGCGTCTTGCTCAAGCCTCGCGGCGTTGCGCGTCACGCGGGCGTCCTCCTGGCACTGCCTGCACACGCCGCCGTAGACGTCGCGCAGGTTGCCGCACATCAGGCAATATCCTTTATCCATTTGCCACCTCCGTAGCATTTCGCCACGGCGACGGCGAAGAGCATGGCGTGCGCCATCTCCGTCTCGTACTTGGCTGCGATTTGGCCTAGCTGAAGAAGAGTCATAGCGCCCCCGTCGTGGTCGAGACGATTCATGAATCGCCGCGGCGCGAGAAGAGGAATCGAGAACGCCGCGGCGGAAATAGAAAAGCCGCCTGGTTCCAGACGGCTTTCGCATTCAATAAGTATCCATATCGGCGATGTGACATGTTGTGACAAAAGCTGCCAAAATGTGACAAAAGCTGCCAAAATGCGACAAGAATCGAATCACACGGCGGGATGGCGCGGAATGCGCCACTCGTGCGGCATGGCCTCGTATACATCGAGAAGGGCTTCGTCGTGGAGCCTCATCGCGGTGCGGCTGCTGCATCCGACGTCGGCGGCGACCTCGCACCACGGTTCGTCGAGAAGGTAGCGGCGCATGAGCACGGACGCGCCTTTCGCCGACCGCGCAGCGGATATGGCTTCGCGCGCCCGCGCCGAGGCCTCGATGTATCCGCGCTCGCGCTCCGAATATCTCTCAGCCATCGCCTCAAGGCGCGACACTCCGTCGGGGATCGCGTCCGCGTACGCCGACGAGCAGCCGCCAAGCTTGTCGAACCTGATGCCCTTGGGTTCCATCGATTCGCGCTCGAACGAGAGCTCGTCGCGCAGCGTGTCGACCTTGATGCGTTCGGCGCGAACGTGCTCCAGATACGCGCGTGCGCGAGAGCGCCGAAGCTGGTCGAACTCCTCAGTCATGCAATCCCTCTCTCTTTTATGAACACGCCTATTGTACAGCGTAAAGTTTACAGCGTACAGAATCACGCTGTTCAGGTAAAACAAAGGCCCGACAAAGCGGGCCAAGGGAGCGCTGACGGAAATCGACTTTTATCATTGGCCATTCCCGTTGCCTCCCCTTTCTTTTTCGCAACGTTTTCCACAGGTAATTCCATGCATTACTTTTCCATGCGTTTCCTCTGACGCAACCCCGGGGCGTTTCCCCTCTTCGCTTGCCATTTCAGCATAACCTGAGAAGCCTATTGGCCATCGCGGTTCGTCCGCCCGTCGTCCGACGGCTTTCGCCCCGAAGCGCGGGCGGCGCCCAAGCCCGCCTTCTTCGCGCAGCTCGGGTGGTAGCCCGAAGCCGATCGCGTATAACCGCCGCAAAGCGGGCAGATGCCCACATGCCCGCAACGGCATCGAGACTCATACCATTGCCGGTTTCGACGCTCGCGCAGCTCTTCGTCGGTGAATTGCTTGCGCCTGCTCATCGCACCACATCCGCGCCGCAGTAGGGACAATGCGTCAGCGTCGTATAATCGACGCTGGCCCAAAGCGCGCGCGAGTTGAACCGCTTGCCCTCATCGTCCAGCTCAATCGCCAGCCTGCCGAAGCGGCACGCCGTACAATCCAGGTAGTGCTCCATCCTCTCGTCGTCCCAAACCTCGACGAGCTCGCATGTCGGACGGTCGATGAGGTCGGCCAGGCGGTTGAGCAGCCTGCTGTTGTTGTGCTTGTAGAAATCGCTCGGAACCGTAGTGAATACCGCTTCCGCGCATGTGTCGAACGCGTCGTAAAGCGACGCATGGAGATCAAGGGGGTTTGACGGCTCACGCAGCGCCTTGGCCACGCGCCTGCGCTCTTCGTCGCTAATCATCGTCCACCTCCGCGCGGTCAATCAGCCCAGCAAGGCGCATAAAGAGCGAGCGCGGATCGGGGAAGTCGTCCTCGCCAGTGGCGATGCATTGCAGCCTCGCCCACCATTCGGACAGCGTCGCGCCTTCGCCGTAGGCCGCGTAGTGGCGAAGCTCTTGCGCAATCTCCCTGCGCTTCTCGTCGCTAATCATTCCGAGCCCCCTCGTAGAAAACTTCGCGTGACGTGCGCCACGACTGGGCGCTGTCGATCCCCATCTTGAGCAGCAGCGCGGGGGTCGAGAGCTTCCTCGCGCTTCGCCAGAATTCGCTGGTGTCGTACGCGACGCGCAGCCTGCCAGCAGCGTCAGGGCACACGACCTTGCAATTCCTCGGAAGCTGCATCTTTTCGTGCAGCTTGTCGGCGAGCCCCCTCGGGCAGACGAGCCAATTCTCGTCACCCTCGAACGTCTTCCCGTGCCCGCTCATGAAATCGTCCATGCACGACTTGACCTCGACGAAAACGAACTTGCCGCGTTCGGCGGCGGCGTTGATGTGGCCGCTCCCGATGCCGTAGGCGATGAAATCGACCCTGTGTTCCCCGTCGACCCACACTTCCGCCGACACCAGCGTGAACTCCCTCCTCAGCTTCCTGAGCACCTTCTCGGAAAGCTCGGCGGTTGTCTCGCGGCGGTTGAAATCGCTAATCATTTCGACCTCCATCCTGGGTGTTCATCGTCCATGAAGCATTCGAAATAGGCCTCCGTGTTCTCGCACTCGCCACCGCACCACTTCCAGAACTCGTCGATGTATGGAACACAGCGCGAACACACGTAGGCGCGGAACGGGCCGTAAAGGCCAAAACCGCTCTCGCATACCGTCCCGTCGGCTCCTGCCGGGATTGTGTCGCCGCAGTAGGAGCACCAATGAGCTTTCCTTGTCTTCACGGGCTTTCGCTCGCTAGTCGCCATTTCGCACCTCCTTCTTTGCGGTCACCTCGAAGCTATCGCTCATGCCTACCGCGCTCCCTGCATTCCTTTATTGCCTCGCGAATCCTCGTGAAGCATTCATCGCAAGCGTCCATGGCATCGTCGCTTGAGATGTATCCGTACAAGTCCTCATATTCAGCCGAAATGGCTACAACCTTGGCGGGGTTGCCTTTGATTTCGGCTCCGCACATATCGCAAAACGTTTTCCTGCTCATCGCTACGCCTCCTCAATGCCCGCGAGCTTCTTGGCGCGAGCGAGCATGTGCACGCGCATGTTGTAATCGCATTCTTCGAGACGGTGTTTCTTGCAATAATCGCGGCAACCGAGATTCACGTCCTCTTCCAGCTTCTCCCAGCTGTCGGCGGAGTCTGTAGTCCGATGGCAAGCAACGAATATCCCGACCGCGATGCTCTGCACCATGTACGCCATGATTTCGCAGCCAGGGTCCTCCTCCCCGATCATGGCGAGCAGATCGAGCGCGGCATGCGTGGCTTCGTGCGCGGCGGCCCCGACCAACGCTCCGAGCTCGAGCCCTTTATCGACCCACACGACGACGCCCTTGTCCCTGACGGCCGCCGTGATTGCATCGCCCTCGATGCTCGGCGGCTCGGCTCCGAGGCCTTTCACGCATTCGGCGAATTCGGCCTCGTCCGTCACGATGGTCACGGGAAATGGGATGATGAATGGATTAATCTCGCAGCTCATTCGGTCTCACCTCCCCACTCGTCGGTTCCAAATCTCCGCCGCCTCCTGCGGCGTGTCCGCGTCAATCGTCTCTGGCATGACTCCGCAGCCGATGCCGCCGCAAGCCACGAACCAGGCTTTCACGAATCTGGCTTGCTTGCCGAAGCGCATCTCCGACAATAGACTCGCCTTCCCGCCGCAGAACGGGCACGGCTTCAGCTTGATTTCGCTCATCTCGCCTTCCTTTCCTTTGAGATCTGTGCGTCGATGCCGTGGCGCGGCATGCGCGCGACGCAATCGTCGCAGCGCCGGCGGCTCTTCTTGTCGGCCACGAACTCGCGGCCGCACACCGCGCATCTCGCTAGGCGAGGGTTCCTCGGCGCCCCCTTCGCCTTCTTGCCCTTCGCGAGGCACTCGGGGCACGTCTTCCGGCCGCGCTCGATCCAGTTGGACTTTCCTTGCGGCGTGAACTCGCGGCCGCAGACCCCGCAGCGGCGGGGCATGCGCATCTCGGCGTCGTTCACGGCGCGATTGAGCTCGCACCACGCGACGCAAGCCCGAAGCGATTCGGCGTCGTCCCAATCGGGGCTGTCGATGGAATTGATGCGCGCCATCAGCCTGCTTGGAACGGCCACCAAATTCCCGGGGCTGAAATCTCGCGGATTGCGATTCGCCATCACCACGTTGCAGCCATCCGGCACCGGGCCATGCGCTCGCTCGTACTCGACGACGTGCTTCAGGCGCCAGTTGTCCTTGCTCTGCGGGACCGTGGGGCTCTCGGCCACCTTCACGAGCACGTAGCCCTTCCCCTTGTCGTAGCGCTCGGCGCCGACCGGCAGCGGCCTGCGGCCGCCGTGCGAGATGCGCGTGTTGCGTCCGTTCGACGCGCGCCACAGGCTTATCTGCGGGCGCGAGAGCGGGAAGCCGAAGGCGGCGGCGAACTGCGCCGACAGCTCGGGAATGGCCTGGCCGTCGTCATGCTCCAGCATCCATGCCTGCATCTCGGGCTCGCTTCCCCAATGCACGGCGCGCACGGCTCGCTGCGGAGCCTTGGCCGCGTTGTTCGTCAGCCCCATCTTGTGGGCCTTTTGGAACACGGCGCCGGCCGTGGTCGCCCTGCCGAACTCGCGCTCGAACTCAACCAGGAGCCTCGGCATGTGCTCGCGGCCGTAGCGGCGGCGGAGCCAATCGTTCTCCGCCTCGCTCCACTTCGCGCTCATCGGCCTATCAGCCCCTTGGGCACGACGCCCTCGCCGTATTCGGCGGCGTCGCGGCGCACCTGCGCGATGAGCCTGCCGCTGTCGATGAGCGTTCCCGCGACCGACTGCACGGCCTTGCTCCGGCTTATCTCGAGCTCGAGCGCGTCGCGGTTCTCGATGTCGACCTCCTGCAGCCTGCGCAGCTGCGCGATGAGCGCGTCCGACGCCTCGTTGATGATTCCCATTCGTCATTCCCTCCCGCCGAGGCTCACGACCTCGGCCTTGTAAGCTCCCATTCCGAACACGCGCCGCACTATCGCCTCGGCGGTCTCGGCGTCCCCGCCTTGCGACATGAGCCGCTTGCCGAGGTCCGTCGGGGACCGGTATTGCGTCGTGAAGATGGTCGGCCTGCCGTGGTTGTACCTGTGCGCCACGAGGGCGAAGAGCTTGTCGAGCACGTCCTGCGTCGGTCGCTCCTTGCCCAAATCGTCGAGGCACAGGACGGCGCAGCCCTCCCATTTGCCCATCACGCCCGCCTCGGTGCCGTCCGCGCCGTAGGTGGCACGCACCTCGCGCAGGATGTCGCCGAAAGTGGCGAATCGGCACCGGATGTGCGGGGCCATCGCCGCGAGCAGGGCGCAGGCGGCTTCCGTCTTGCCCTCGCCGGAATCGCCGATGAGCACCAGGTTGCGCGAATCGCCTTTCCAGCATTTCCGCGCCCAGTCGCGGGCGCGCTTCGGCGCGACCTCGAACGGCACGAGCTCGAAGATGCTCGGCATGCCCACGGACACGATCGCCTTGCGCTTCGCCAGGTCGCGCTCAATGGCGAGCTTCGCGTCTATTTCGGCCTGCCGCTCCGGCGTGATTCCGTCGTGGATGGCCCGGAGCCTCGCAACGAGCGTGTTAGCCGAATCGGCTGAAGTCTGCATCCTGCACCGCCTTCCCTCCCGGGTTGTCCCGGCGCTCCCACGTGGTAAGCGCCGAGCGCCACGACTTCATCGGCTTGTTTCCGATGCGCCATCCGACCGAGTCGTAGTACGCCATGAATGCTTCGGCGTCCACGTGGTAGCCCTTCTCGGCGATGTACTCCCGCACCTCGGCGATCGTCGGGCGCGCCATGCGCGCGCCTCCCTTTCCCTTGTTTGTACTGTTTGTACTGTTTGCTATGTTTGTTTGTTTGGGTTTCTCGTTTTCTGAAACCACGTCGGAAACCTCTTCCGATTCTGGTTTTTCCGTTTCAGAAACCACGTCGGAAACCTCTTCTGCGGCGTGGTTTCTCGGCCTGCCGCCCTTCGCTCCGTTCGAGCGCTTCTTGATGCTGTAGCCGATGTCCTCGCGCGCCATGTTGAACAGCGCGGCCAGGTACGGGTTCTCGAAGTCGGGCTCCTCGCCGAAGCAGCCGAAGCGAACCAAGGCGGCGGCGAGCTCGTCTGCGGCGTCCCTCGGGAGCCCCTTCATGGCGTCGCCGAACTTGGCGTGGAAGGTGAACGTCTGCGTCTCCATGCATGCGCCTTAGAACGGGATGTCTTCGTCGTATGGCGAGGCGTCGACCTGAGGCACGGCCCCCAGCGCCTGGTAGGCCTGCGCGGTGGCCGGCTGCATCCCCGCGGGCGCGGGCGCGGCCGAAACCTGGGGCTGGTTGCCGTTGCGCGCCATGAATTCGAGCTCGTCAACCACGACCTCCAGCTTGCTGCGCTTCGCGCCGTCCTTGGCCTGCCATTGGGACCATCGCAGCTTCCCCTCGATGGCGACCTTCATGCCCTTCCCCATGAACTGGGACACGGCGGCGGCGCGGTTGCCGAACATAGTGCAGTCGACGAAGTTCGCGCAATCCTCCCACTGCTGGGTCTGGTGATTGAGTCGGCGGTCGTTGACCGCCACGCCGAACGACAAAACCTGGAAACCGCTCGGGGTCGCGCGCAGCTCCGCGTCGCGCGTCAGGTTGCCCGTGATCAGTACCTTGTTTATCGACATTCCTCTACCCTTCCTTTCGGCGCGGCGGCTCCCCTGCCGACGGGCCAGTTCCAATTCTTCGGCCGCCTGCCGTTTCCGAGCGGCTCCGGCTTCTCGTCGCGCGGCTCCCCCGTGCGCGGGTCGAAATACGAGATCTCGACCGGAGGCGCAGGATGCTTGTCGCGCTCGCGCGGCGACACGTCGTAGACGCCATTCCCCGTGTAAGCCCTCATCGGTCCATCTCCCTCACGAATTCCGCCAGCACGAAGGCCAGCTGGTCCGACATGCGCTCGATTGCGGAAGCCTCGTCGCCTGGCGTCTTGCCGACGAAATCAGCGACCAGAAGGTCGTGCGCCATGCTTTCGACTGCGCGCAGCGCGTCGCGCTGGGCCTGCGTCATCATCGGCGGCCTCCCTTCGGCAGCACGATGCGCTTCTCCGAGAGCATTCGGCGGCACGGATTGAGCAGGCGCTCGAAGCGCACCCATAAATCGGCCAGGCACACGCCCAGCGCCACGACGGCGAGCGACAGCACGCCCACCGCCATGCAAAGGAACTCGATCAATTCGACTCCATTCCGGGACAGAAGCCCCATCGAGAAAATTCATAAAGCAAAAACTCGCGCCGTCATCGGCCGGACGCGCCGTCGAGCCATTCGGCGTATGACTGCGCTGCCGCCGACTTGCGGCCCGGCACGACGTGCCCGTAGATGTTCAGCGTCGTGGTGGCGCTGGCATGCCCAAGCAGCTCTTGCACTTCCTTGACCGGCGTGCCAGATGCGAGAAGGTATGTTGCGAACGTATGGCGCAACGTGTGCAGGTGCACCCACTTCGGCAGCCCGCAGGCGTCGCACGCCGACCGCATCGCGGCGGTCAGCTCGGACGGGCGCAGCGGCGAGCCGTCTGGATGCGCGAACATCGGCGTCGTGGGGCCCTGCGCCACGCCCTCTCCGGCGAGCTTCCAGCGCTGCATGCGCACGTGGCGCGCCAGGCGCTCGCCAGTCGCGCCGTATGCGTAGACCCAGCGCTTGGAGGCCTTCGACTTCGGCTCCTTGCGCGCAAGGCCGCCGCGAGCCTCGACCAGAACGGAAGACACGCGCAGCCTGCCGGACTTCTCGTCGAAATCCCCAACGCGCAGCCCCGCGAGCTCGCCTCGGCGAAGCCCCGTGCCGAGGCACAGGGCCATCGCGTCGGCGCAGGGGTCGCCCTCTCGCGATTCGAGCCAGCGCGCCAGCGCGGGCACGTCGGCCTCGGGAAGCGCGCGCGACTCGACGGCGGAGCGCTTCGGCGGCCGCACGCCGGCCATCGGGCTCGCCGGTATCACGCCCTCGGCGGCCAAGCGGCCGAAGGCGCCGGACAGCCAGCTGTGGAGCTTGCCGGCCGTGGCCGGCGAGACCGGAACGCCGTCTTTGCCGCCGACCGACACGACGCGGGAGAGAAGCGAGCTGAACGTGTAGGGCATCGCCTCGGACATGGGCAGCGCCCCCACGTAAGGCTCGACATAGCAGCGAAGGTAGCTCGCGTAGCCGTCGCACGTGGTCGGGCTGTAGCCGAGCGATGGCAGGCGCGCCAGGTCGTATGCCAGCAGGCCGCCGACCGTCCAAGACACGCCGCCGCGCCGGCAGAATTCCGCCGTGCGGGCGAGCTCCGCCTTGGCCGCCTCGACCTGCTCCGGCGAAGCGTCGGGCGGAAGCGTGCGAGACAGTCGCCGCTCCTTCCCCGTGGCCGGGTCGCGGCCCGCGTAGCAGCGCACCTCCCATGCCCCGGTTTTGGCGTTGCGCCTAGCGTTGGCCATGCTCCGCCGCCCTCCCATCGCCGCCATGGATGCGCACCGACGAGAGCCGCACATTCGCCACGCCCGCTCGCTTCAGGGAGTCTGCATAGGCCATGGCTGGCGAGCCTCCCCAGTACGCCGCAACAGGACCCCTGGAATCGCTCACCACGTACACGCGCCCGCCGCCATCCGGCGGCACCGCCCCGACTTCCCGTCCCATAACGCTCCTTTACGTCGCAAACAAGCGCTCGCCGCTACCCAATGAGCGCGAGCGTCAAGAACATTCCGACAATCACCAGCCACGCGCCCAGAAATGCCAGCAGCGTGCGCGGGTCCCGCAGCTCGCTCAATGGGGCAAGCAGCTCGCCCGCGCCGAGCGCTCGCGCGGCGAATCGCGCATCGTCCGCGAACGTGGTAGAATCGTCGGTGCTTTTTTGAGCCGCGCCCGCCTGGCTACCAACCTTGGGCGCGTTATTTTTTTTCATCTTCTTCTCCAATCAAATCCTCCACGGTGCACCCGAGGCACCGGGCAACCTTCGCAACCTGCCGCGCAGGCGAACCGCCCACTCCCTTGGCTTCCATCTTCTTAACGGTGCGAGACGATATGCCCGCCGCCTCGGCCAGTTGCTCCTGCGTCATCAGCGCGTAGGCCCTTCGCTTTTTCAACGACATCCGACACCTTTCCGTTTCCATTCCGTTTACAAACGGGAAGTACCATGCACTAACATCGAACGCGCCCAAAACACACTCTGATTCGTTGGAGGTGGTCCCTTTGGCCAACGTTTTGAGCACGAGGCCCATGTGAGCCGTCCGGGCCTTGCGGGTGGCTCCGCATAAGCCGGATGGACAAAGCCGGGGGTACCGAACCCCGGGCGGCGTCGCATCGCCACGGGGAGACGGAACTCCAGCGTCGGACGCCCAGCAAGCGTCATAGGCCGAAAGCCGCACGGCACAGGCAATCTGGAGGTGCTAATCGCGCCCCGGCGAGGCAAGGCGATGCGGGCTAGCGCCGTGCGCAGCATGGCAAAAAGCCCTTCGCGGGAAATGGCGGG